TTTTAACAATCTTTTCAGCGGATCGCGCACCAAAATAACCGCCGTAAACTAATAATAACAAACTTGACAATAAATCAATCCATTGTGGCGCTATATTAAAACCGTCAATTGACGAATCTAAAACAATGTAAATAAACAACGTCAATGTTAAAAAAGCTAATACCAATGGACGAATGTTTTTTGTTAAAAATGAATCCGTCGCATTGTCGGACGTCCAACGCTTTGTGATTTCTTGCATTTCAATCATATCGAATTCAATTTCTTTTAACAAAAAATCTTTGTCAATTTGTGAAATGTCTTTGTCTGAATTTATTTTGTCGGCTAAAATCTTTAAGGGTTCGATTCCTGTAATGTTACCGGCTAAACCTAATAATTCCGGCGCAACCTTTTTTCCATTGGCAACCAACCAACGAAGCGCGTCGCCAATTCGCGATGTTCCGTTTTTGTCTTTGTACGATTGTTTTGCCATAATTATTTTTTTGTATAATCCCAACGCGATTTTTTGTCGCGTATATCTAAATGCGTAAACGTGTTATATTTTCCAATTCCGCCAAAATTTAATTCGTCACATTCAACCATTTCACAAACTAATTTATGGACCTCGTTTGGCGTCATTCCGCTAATAACAATGTCCGCAGCTTTGCCCAATTTATGTTGTGAATGTTTCGCGCCGTTAATTACATTGTCATTATAATTGGCGCATCTAAAAGCCGAATTTATTTTGATAGGTTTTTTTACTTTGTCTCGCAAAATTTGTAATTGTTCGGCTAATTTAAAAACGTTGTTTTTTACGTCGGCGGTCATTTTACAATTTCCGCACTTACAATAAAATTCAGAAATCGAAAAATTTTTAGTCACTTTTATTTTTGTTTAGATAATACCAACGTTGCCCGGTGTATCCTATCGAAATGCCTAATAGTACAATTTTCAAAACCTCGTCAATTTCAGTAAATGAAAGTAAAAAAGAAAAAGTGTTTAATACATATAATTTAAAATCATTCATTTTTTAAAAACTTAAAACTGTTATAACAAAATTTTCAACTATTGCCGTCGCGCCGCTTTTATCAGCTTTTAACTGAATTTTGCAACCGCTTGTTAATTCACTTGTTTTCGTAAATATTTGCGTTGTTCTCGAATAGCGAACCTGATCGCCATTTGAAGCGATATTGTCGTGTGAAAATTCAATTGTTTTGCCGGTGTCCGGAAAATATAAACGCGCGTCTAATCGTGTGTTTGCAGCGCCGGCGGTCACGTCAAAATCATTTCTAATTAATAAAATTTTATTCGCGCCAACTTTTGATGTATCAATTTTGTTTGATGCTGAATCCCATAAATCGCCGCTAATATATGACGGTAAATGCGAATGCGTTCCGCTTCCGGCTTTGTCGTTTGTTAAATCGGTCCAGGTGTCCGCCGTCAAACTTATAGGCGTTCCGCTTGTTGTTGCGTCTTCATAATCTGCAAAGCCGCCGAATTTATCATAAGCGGCATTAACTGAAGTTTTTATTTCATTCAGATCAGCGGCCGTTACTTTATTAATTGCCGGCAATACTGAAGTTTGATTGTCTGTTTTATTTGTGTAGGTTATTTTAGCCATTTTTTAATTTTTAGGATTGTAATTCGTTTTGTAATTCACTTTGTAAACCGCCAACCGCGTCGATTTGCTGAATTTTATTTGATATTTCAATAATGGCGCGAAAATATGTAAAGTCCGATAAATCGTCTTGTAAATATTTAACGCCTTCGTTTACGCTTGTATATACATTAAAACCGTTCGCGCTTAAATCAATATAATTTGCGGAACGCGTTCGCAATAATTCCAAACACTTTGAAACCATTAAATTTGAATCCAATTCGCCGCCGTCATCACTTGCAAATCGTGTAACACATTCAACGCGTGTAATTGTTTCGGTTGTGAATGACGTTTGGTTTTGGTCCGTTTCGTCATTAGATAGCGAATAAACTCATATAAATGGATAGCTTGCATTTGTTGGAACGCGTCCATAAATAGGAACAATCGAACCGTCAATTGTAATATTATTATTTAATTTTGCAATGATTGCCTTTCGTACATAATGAATCGCTTCTAGCATTATTTTATAGCTTTTTTAATTTCGCCATTTAGACGATTTAATAAATTTTTAAATCCAATACGCCCTGAACTAAAAAAGAATGGACGCGCCGGCAAATTAACGTCGCGAATTCCTTTTCCTTTAAATTGAGCCGCATAGCTTGCCGGAATGCCTAATTGTAACATATCGTCCAAATCAACCGAACCGCCTGTTCCAAATTCAACATAAGGCGCGTAATGAGCGCCGGCAATTACTTCAACCGTTTTACCTTTGCGTTCGGCTTTGATTGTGTTTCTTAATGTTCCGGTCGGCGCTTTAACTTGTTTTTTTGCCAAACGAACAATATCTAGTGCGGTTTTGCCCAACTCATTAGACAACTTTTGCGATTCAAACGCGCGTAAATTGTCTAACTTCTTTTTAAGTTTTGACAAATCCGATTGATCTATTTTTATATTGACATTCATTTAATCCGATTTTGTTGCTAATAGTTTAGTATAAAAATCCAAATCAAATTCAAATTTGTCGTTTATTCTATATTTTTGCGTTTCATTTTCTAATGTAAAAATGTCGCCTAATTGAATCAAATCAGCGGTCTTTTTACGCATTGTTATTTCGATTTCAATGTCTTGTGAACGTTTGCCGAATTTCTCGTTTATTTCTCCTTTAATTTGCTTTAAATTGCACCATACTGTAGCAACGTCCGACAATGTAGAATTGAAACCCCCGAAATCGTCCGGCGTTTTTGTCAAACGTTTAATTGTTATTTTAGAATCTAATTTTCCGGCGTTCATTATAGAAACATTGATTTATAAGATGTTAAAATTGTCTTTGTTGACGTTGGAATTTCCGTTGTTTCTTTTGAGCCTTCAGAATTAAAATCGGCACGATTGTCGTAATACGTTGATATTAATTGCAACATCGCCTGTCTTATTAACGAATCATTTAATCCGGCCGTTATATATGTAATTTTAACGTGATCCGCCGAACCGCCGTCCAATTCAATTGTTTCATTATCCAATCCTAAAATTTCAAAATCTGTTGTCGCCGTTCCGTTAACTGTAATTTGTTCAATACTAGAAACCGGACCGAACGGCAAATCAAACAAACCATTTGTTTGTGGCAAATAGTACGTTCTATTTTTTGAAACAATATCGCGTGAAATATAATTTTCGCACCAGATTCGCGCTTGCGTTATCATTGCGGAAATAATATTGTCGTCGGCGCTTGTATCAACGCGAACAAAATCCTTCACGTTTTGAGCCGTCAAAATTTCATTTCCTAAAGTCGAATTTATTTTAATTTGTCGCATCGTCTTTTGTATCTATATATTCAACTTTTAATTCTTTTGTTTCAATTTTTTCTTTGTTTTGCTTTTTACCAATCTTTGAGGCTAAACCTTTTTTAATCCAATTTTTTGCAACGTGATCGGGCAATTGTATTTTATCGCCTTCATTATAGCGTTTGCCGTTTCTTAAAATTGATTGTTTTATTTTTAATTCCATAGTATTGAATTTTTTGTAAAGATAAAAAAAAAGCGCCACATAAATTTGTGACGCCTTTTTAACAGAAAACAATATGAAAAAACATTAAAGTACTGCAAAGTTATTAAAAAATTTTGAATATTTTTCTAAACCAATTGTAAACGACTGAATTTTGCCGTCGTTTTTAAATATAAAAAAGCCTTTTCGTTCCGCTGAATATACCGCAAAAAAATCGACGTCCTTTTTTTTGTATTTATTTTGATTTTTGCACGTCAATTGAATTCGATTCCGCGTTCGGTTCTTTTCATTAATACCCTTAATTTGTATTTTAAATAAACCATTAGGCGAATCAACTATGCAATCATATGTTGAAGTATGCAGCAAAGGAAAGGACACTAACAACCCGGATTCCATTGCTTTAGTAGCGAATAAATATTCAACGAAACAACCAAAAACGTTTGGATTCATTTAGTAAAGTTATAAAAAAAGACGATCAAAATTGACCGCCTTTCAAACAAAACTAAATAATAAACATAAATATAAAACTAATCGTCGTTCGCGGTTTTGATTGCCGCGCTTATTATAAAAAGGTAAATACTCAATATAAAATCGTTGTATAACATTATTTGTCTAATGCCAAAAGCAAAGAAACTAATTGTTAAGAAAATTTTAATATTTCTTTTCATAATATTATAATTGATCCGCATTAAAGCAAACATTTGAACAAACGCCGGTGTCTTCAAACATCGCGACGCCACAAACAGAACATTCGAATTCTGTTTCATTTCCCGGAAATGTATCTAAACCCCACATATTAAAAATTTAAAATTTGACTTCGGTTTCTTGTGTGTTCGATTTCGCGTTCTAAATAGTCCAACGCCTTTTCCAAATCGTCAATTTCGTTTTGCTTACGTCCGGCGCGAACAATGTACTTCAATACATTTCCGCGATTAAAATTAAGTTTATAAGAGCCAATAACATCGATTAGATCGTGTTTAAGGCCGTTATCGTAGTGGTCTGGTATATTACTCATAAATTTATTTTTAAAGCGCTTAAAACGCCGTTATACAGATAATCCAATTATCAATCCTATTGTTATTAATAATGCCGACAATGTTAATACAATAATGACGTCATTGTCATAATCGTTTTTTTTGTCTAATTGTTCAATTTCTTTTTGTGTGTAAACGTTCACGCGGTTGCCGTCGTGAATGATTGTTAATCCTGTTGTTGTTTCCATTTGTTTAATATTATGGCGCGCCGAAACGCGCCGGTTAATGTTTTTATTTTATTAAATTTTCTTTTTCATCAATAAAACAATCTATATACATTTCTGTATTTAAAATTAAATCAATTCTTAAAAGCCTGTTTTCAATAGTCCTTTTAATCTCGCAAAATTCATTTTTTAGTAAAGTTTTCATAATGTTTAAATTTTATCGGTTTTGTTTGATACAAATATATAACACATTTTAGAATTAAAAAAATTTTTTCAGTTTTTTTTTAAAGTTTTTTTTGTTTTTTTTGTTTTCTATCTGTTGAACGCCTAAAAATAAATGCATAAAAAAAGGCCCGGAAATAAATCCAGGCCTTAAATTTATAATAATTAAATATTATTATGGTGTTTCTAATGCAGCTTTTGCAGTAGCGAAATCGCCGGCAACAAATGCATTTGGAAGGTAGTTTGTTAATGCTACTCTTTCCGATACTCTTACAGTTACGAAACCGTCACGAACGTTTGTTCCGTCTTCTCTAAAGAATTCAACGTTAATTCCGTCACGCACCCATAATTGAGTACCAACGCCAAAGTTTCCGATTAGGAAATCACCGGCAGGAATTGCAGTATTTAAAACAACTTTAACGCCCATAAATACCGGTTGTAAACCGCTATATACTTGGTCTTTTAGGTAATTGTTTTGCGTATCTTTTAACAATAGAATTTTGTGAAAATCTGAAGGATTTAAAACAATACTGTCAGCGTTATAATTAGCAGCCGCTAATTGGTTTAATGCAGCAACAATAACGTCAAAATCGTTTGCGTTATCAACTGAATCAGCAAGATCGCCAGCAGCAAATGCCGCCGCGTCTGTAATAATTCCGCTTAATTGCGCACCCGTTCCGGCACCGCTTAAGATTTGCGCGTCTTCAACTTCAAGTAATTTTTCAGGCGCACGCGCTGAAAGGTAAGAAGTTAATTGAGGCGTGTCTGCCAACATCTCTTCAGAAATACGGAAATAAGTTCCGATTTTTCTAACATTAGCATCTGAAGCCGTCATATCGAAATCAGATTGTGTCAATGTAGTGCCTTCAGCTGTTGCAGCTGCACCGTTTGAATATCCACTTTCTTTTACGAAACGAACAACATCGCTTTGCGTAGAACCTTGCGCCAATAATTGACGAATATGCGTTGGACGTGTTGGATCAAATTTGTATCCTGGTACTCTATCAGCTGGAATTACTTCTCCTGTAAAGTCCGCGCCGGTAGTCATATCGGCTTTAATTTCAAATGATGCGCTTCTTGAATTTCCTTTTGAAAGTCCTTCGATTGCGCCGTTCTCTAAAGCTTCATTTAAAGCACCTTTGAACGTCATTCTTTTTTTAGCGCTAAACGCTTTTTTGTTTGATACTTCCATAGCATCTAAACGATTGTTTAATTTAGTTTCTAAATCAGAAACTTCAGATTTTACAATCTCGTTCGCCTTAACGACAACGTTTTCAACAACATCATTATTAGACTTTTCGATTTTTGAATCAATGGCGCTATTAAATTGGTCCAATTGATTTTTTAAATTTTCTTCCATTTTTTAAATTTTTAAAGAATTGATTAAATAGTTATACACTTCGGAATCATTGTTTTTCATCTCAACATTCGGCGAAGTGATTTCAATTTCCGGCTTCGTGAATTCAACAAATAATGATTTTAATTTTAATATTTCGGCTTCAATAGCGAATCCCATTTCGTCGGAAATGTTGCCCTTACGAATTAATTTTGATAAATTATCGTAACGCTTTGAAAGTTTTTCAACGTCAACGTTTCCCTTGACGTCTAATATTTTTGCCTGATCGTTTGCGGCTAATGTAACGGCGCTAATTTCGTAAAGTTTAACTTCTGTTATCTCTCGATAATCGCCTTTATTATTCTTTTGTATTGGCATTATTCCAACGCTATTTTCAGTAATTACGCCCGATTTCATTAATTGGACAACGTCATTTCCTAATTGCGTTTTAGCAATTTCCGCCACGAATACCAATCCTTTGTCGTCTTCATATAATTCGGTCATTTTTCCGATTGGTTGATTCATATCGTGTTGATACAAATATTTAACGCGGTCACCGTTTTCGGCGATTGTTTTTTTGTATGCGCCTTTTGTAATTACGTCATTATCGGAATCTTTGTTTCCGAAATAACTTCCATAACCTTTGATTATCCCGGCTTTTTCGTCCGCGTCGATTAACTCACCAACCGGCGCCGCTTTGTAAAGAATTGTATTCATAAAGAAAAATTTTTGTAAATATACGAATTTTAAAAATTATTTAATCCACCGGCCGCAACGCCTAATCCAATACTTGAAATTTCGCTAACGGTTTGCGCGCCCTCAATAGGTATATAAGCAATCGAACAACGACAATTAATGACTTCAGCAGCCGGCGCACTTGGATCGCCTGGAAACATCATTTGAGAACCGCCAACAAAAAACGTATCGTTTGCCATAACGATTTGTCCGTCGGCTTCAGAATGTGAGCTTCGCGTCCTATCGTCAAAACTTGCAATCCATTCTTTTTGCATTTGTTCTTTTGGAAATATTGTTGTCGCGGATTCCATTGTCGCAAAGTTAGCCGCCGCCGTCGCTTCAGTACGAACCAAACGTTCGGATTGATATTGCGAATAAGTATTAAATTGGTTTTTTAATATTCGACCACGTTCAACAGCGCCCAATGTCATAAACTCCGGATCGGACATCAATTGTTGTGTTATTCTAATTAAATTATTTTTAGCCGTTCCTGATACTAATGTGACGCGTTGCGCACCAACCGCCGAACCAAAAGACGCAAAAGAATTTTGCCAAATATCCAATTGTGTAGGGTCTAAATTTTTGGTTAAATATTTTTTATAATTGTTTGCGTACCATTTAGCGAAACGCATTCCAATATCTGAATATAATTCGCGATATATTTTTAACAAATCTTTTGAATCGAATAACAATTGGAAATTTGTTTGACCTTCAGAAATAAACGAATTAATCCCTTTATTGTATTCGCTTTTATAGTAACGTTTAACGATACTAATTTGTTTTTTTTCTGCAATATCCAATTGCTTTTCAAAATCGGATTGCCATTTGTCTTTGTTAAGTTTCAATTATTCGTTTATTTCGTTTAATTTCTTATTGGTCCAATCTCGCATCGCAGTACCGCCCCAAAGATTCCACGAAACAAAACCGTTGTCTTTCCACGGCGTGTCCTTGTATTGGTCCGCGATTGTTTGGTTGCCTTCGTGACGCGCAAAGAATGATTTAATGCGGTTAAGCATTTCAATCGTCATTGGTTCGCGGTTCGCTAACATTGAAGCACGTCGCCAACCGGTCGCCGTTCCCGCTTGTACTTCGTCGCCGTATTTTTCGCGCCATTCAATCATTCGTTTGGCGTTATTGGTTGCGGTTTGTGGATAATCCGAAAACGTTTCGGCCTTACTTATTGGTTTTTTTTTTTCGACGGTTTGAGTTAAAAACTTACTGACATCTAAATCAATTGATTCAATAGGCGCGTCAATTTCTGTTGGTTTTGTTGGAATTAAATTCGCCGGAATGAAATAATCGTTTAACGTTTCGTTTTCATTGTCCGTTCCGTAATTCATAGCTGAACGCTTTTCATTTGGCGTTAACCACCACGCTTTAACCAATTGATCGACAACTTTGTCGGTCTCTTCTTGTAATTCTGGAATGACTGAAAAATCAAATTCAATGCAAAGTTTGTCGCCATACATAGGCGCTAACCAACGGTTCAATTCGTCTTTAATTTTTAACAATTCAGGAATGACCGCATTTTGATACAATGCTTTTTTCGCTTCCTTCATATTGTTATAAGACGCCGAATCGGTGTTGTTTAATAATTGGACCGGCACATTGTAAATATTGCAAAGGTCTTTAATACTCGCATTATATTGTTCAATAAGCGAAACATCTGAAGCCTTTAAACCAAAGTTAACCCAACTTAATTTTTTAGGCGTGATAATAACATCGCCGGCATTGTTAGACCCTTGAAATTGTCTTTTGAATTTATCCTTTAATTGTTGTTCTTGTACTTCGTTCAAATCGCCTTCATCTGACATTAATAGGCCGCGCGCCGTTTGATTTTGTAAATATTTAACCCCTGTTTGAACGGCTTCGTTGTTTGTAGTTAATGATCGTAAACCGGCACGCAATGGCGATTGTCCGTATAAATGTGACCCTGTACCGTCATAGTACGGATTAAAATCTTTTATGTGGCATATTTCAGAGGCCGGAATTTCAAACGTTCCGTTGTATTCTATTTTATATTTTGAAACCGGATTCATTATGCCGCCCGAAACGATTTCCATAATTTGCGAAGGCATCACATATAATTCGGTATATTTCCCAACGTTCGCGCCGGTATCTGGTCCAATGCCGTAAATGTATCGGTTGCCGGTTAATTTACCGAATGAAATCAATTCCGTTAACCAACTGTTGTAAGATTGCGACGGATTTGGACGGTCCAATAATTTATGTAATTCCGTGTCGTGCAATTCAACCAACGCGCGTTTTTGCAACATTGCGGCCTTATGTATCGTTGACGCGTCAATCGTTCCGGACGTCATCGCCTTATATCTTTTATAGTCGTTTTCGTTTGTCTTTTCGTAAACTTGAAACGGAATTGTTGTCGCCGCTTTAGATATTAAATTAATCAACGCGTAAATCGTTGAATTTTTTCGATACCCTTCAGTAATATAGGAATCGTCATTTTCAGGATTCCAAACAATTGAATCGCCTAACCAATTATAGATAGCGTTGTTATATTGTTGTGCTGTTTGTTGCGCGTTTTTATTTATTAAAGATTTGAAACGATCTAAAATTGAAGCCATATTTTATTGATATATAAAATTTTCGTAAAAATACAAAATTAAAATTTGTTTTAAATGACGAAAAAATTGTTTATTAAATTTCTCTCTATTGAATAAGATGTGACGTCGATATGTTCGTCGTGTTTGGCGTTTGGAAATGT